CTATACCCATTACAAGAAATGCCGCGGCCAATATAACCATTGCACCGGCCCCTGTATACGTCATTGGTGCGGCCGCCCCTAGAAGAAGTCCAGCAATTGTTAATGCGGCAAGTGAAACAAGTCCCATTGCTACTCCTTCCCAAGATACTCCCGTACTAAATTGTTGCATCGCTTTCGCCAACACCCAAATTGCAGCTGCATATAATACAAATGCCACTCCAGATGCCATCATCGATGTAGCACCCGCTGCTCCTCCTGCACCACCTGTCATAGGTGTATTTGCCGCTAATCTTTTGGCCATAACCAATGCACCAAGTTGTACAATATATTGACCAAGACCTCTAAGTGCACCTTTAATAAAAGCTCCAAGTGCCGTCTTATTTAAAGCCCAACCAGCAGCTAATGCCACAACAAGACCCTGATGTTCCATTAAAAAACCACCAACCGTTTTTAGCAAACCTAAAAGCGTATTAACTGTATTTTTAATAAGAATAAAAGTTCCACTAAAAGATGACATTCCCGAACCTGAAGCCGACAACCATTTTTCAAATCTTACAATCCAAGGCTCCATTTTAGCTTCAATTTTCTCAGCCATTGTTGCAACTCCACCAAGACCTTCTTCACTTGTTAAATCTGTCGAAACACCCAATACTCTCATAAATGCTTTCAAAAGTGGCATTACCAATCTCTGATATAATTTTTTAAATATACCAACCACACTTTCCCATACTTTTTTAATTGTTGCGGTAGCGGCTGCCTTCTTCTCATTTGCAAGTCTATCTTTTTCAGACATATTAGCAAGTTTTTCTTGTGCAGATACCATTTTACTTAAATCTGTAACTGATAGTCCGGCCGCTTCGGCTAATGCCTGTCTTTGAATTACATTCATCGCTAAGAAATCGGCTTCTGAACCAACCTGATCCATAATTGCTCTTTGCATTCCTTCTAAATCACCGGCAAGTGCTAATCTCCGAGCATCATCCATATTAATAGACCGTCCTAACAATACACTAGCTTCCATTTCTGATGCTATTGATGACTCAACATCCAATAATTTATCTGCTGATCCAGCGATAGTATCCATACTCATACCTAATTTCTTTGCGAATGCTGCTGCTTTCATAACATTTTTTCCACCCTTTTTCATATGTTTAGCAAAAAAGTCTGTATTACCAGCTATTTCTTCCATAACTACTCCGACTGGGACACCACTTTTTTGCATATCCTTCATTTCTTCCGCCATATCCTTCATTAAAATTTCCTTACTTGCAGATGATGTTGATTCCATCATTGCAGTAAGTTGGGCGACTGCTCCCGCGGACGTTCCATAAGTTCTTTCTAATTCATTTGCTAATGAAATTTCCTTTTCGGTTACTGAATTTACATCACCCCATTCTTTAACAAGTTCAGATGCCCTGGCCCGTACATCTTCCATATTTTCACCATATATAAAAGCACCCGCGGCTGCTTCTTTAGTGGAAAGTGACAGTGCCAATCCGTGTCCAGCACCTATTCCCATTTCTTTTTGAAATGCCATTGCCGATTTAAAAGTTCCAACCAGAGCTTTACCTAATAAACCAATTACTGCTATTAAACCACCTAATAATCCTATCCCAAGAATTTTTCCAAATTTCTTAGCATTAAACTTTTTCTCTACTCCTTTTTGCAACTCTTCGCCAGCATCTTCTCCAGACTCACCGGCCTCTTTAGACATATCTGTAGCTCCTTCAATACCTCCTGCCTTCTTTTTTCTTTTAAATTTTTCTTTTGTTATTAATTTTACATCCTCTATAGCACCACCAACTTTAGTCATCTGCTTTTTTGAACCCATAACTTCTGTGGCTTCCTTAGACTTATCAGGAACTTCAGGACCCTTCATTTTTTTACCTATCCACCCTTTAAAGGACTTTGCGGCTTCGGCACCAGCCCCTTTAATTCCTATCACATCCGCAAGAAGGTCCCCCATTGGTAATTGTCTAATAAACGAATCCAATTTTTCAAATGGTTTTAACATAGCATCACCGGCCGTTGTAATAATCTTATGTTTTGTTTTATTTTCATCATTTACTTTTTGAGCCATTTCGAGTTCATCTGCGTATGCACTCGCACCAAGTTTTCTTGCAGCCGCAATTTGTTTTGAAAGGTCATAACTCTGAAATTCTTCAGTTCCTATATCTGATGTTGCAATATATATATCTTCCATTGTTATCAGACCACCCTTTGCAACACCCCATCTTTTTTTATCTATAGCCGAAGTCTTTTTTACATTTTCTTGAATTTCTTTGGTCACATCTTTCCAATTCCCCCAAAACGTATCATTATTTTTAGCAGTTTGTCCTTGCTCTTTCATTAAATCAGATAGACTACTCCCAAGGTCATCAATTTCCTTTAAATCGGCTATTTGTTTCTTTCTCTTCGCCGCGTCCTTATCTGCTTCCACATTTCGTTCTTTGTCTATATCAAGAATTTTTTGAGCTTCATCTCTGGCTTTAATTCTATTTTTTAATTGCACTTCGGATAACTTGGCAATCTTCGACTCACTATTTAGAATTATATCTAAAAGTTTTGCCTTTTCTTTTGCTACTTGGACTTCTTCTTTAGTCGGATAAGTTGATTTTGCCATATATTAACTCTGTTTTAAATCATCCTTTGTTATAGTTAATAACTCTATGTTAGATTGTATTATGTAATCGAAATGAATAAGTAATTCTTTAATGTGATTATCTATGTGATTTTATGTATGCGGCAAGTTCTTTTGCATATTCAGGATCTTTTTTTGCTTTATCAGCAATACGTTTGGCCATTGCATCTCTGCCGTTATCAATCTCTTTGGCAAGTTTTTGTAATACTGGATCGAATTCCAATACTTTAAGAACTTTTTTGGCTGATCCTTTTCCGATAGCTCTAAAAACTCCTCCAAAGAATTTGTCAAGTATCCCTTCTTTAACGATGTATCGAGGCATCTTTAATCTCCTTATAATATAAAACTATTGAATAGACTTATTCAATAATAAATATAAGATTGTTCAATTTTTAACTGATGGGGGCTTGGAAATTCCTTTAGATTTTCCAGATGCTTTATCATAAGCAGCCTGTTCTTCTTGATAGGATTTTTCTAGTTGTTTTAAATAGAATCGCCGGAAGAAAACCGGCATTGTGTATACTTCAGTGTGGGTAAATCCACCCTTTCCATGAAAACAGAGTTGATATATTTCGGTGTGTATTTCTGGTCTATTTTCTGGCTGTAGGCCAAAAAAACTGAACCGTCATTGGGACGGTTATCTCCTCATCGTAGTTACAAAACTCACACGTAAATAGATAATTCATATCTATATCTGGTGTGATTTTTATTAGATGATTTCTAAATGCCAATGAATCTCTTGATAAAAATTCATTTTCTACAAATCCATTAATACTATTTTTATCTGAATTTCCATCAATAGATAATATTGCCCTTTTCATTCTCGTAGTAACCTCATGATCAATATTACTTCCAGCTGATATCTTTTTCAGAGCTTTAAGTTCAGAATCGATTTCACGCTCATCTAACTGTGTAAGAATTTTATATGTAATTTTTCGTTTAGATGCAGGAAGTTCAAATTCAAATTCATTTATATTACTTTCAAATATTGAATAATCTATATCTTTATTACCAAGTTTAGTTAAATCAATATTATCCGTATTTCTTTCACTACACGCCGGACAATTAATCTCAAATTCATAATTTTTCCCATATCCAAGTATCCTTGATGCCACCATCAAAGCATTTTTATCACCAATAAGAATTTCATCTAAATTAATAGATGAATCTACTACCAAAGATTCCAATAGCTTATCAATTACGATTCCCTTTCGAATAAGATTTTGAGATGTCAAAATATCTTCTTCTCTTGCGGTCATATATTTTATCTCAATTTCTCCATTCGATATGGAAGATTCTTTTGAATAAAGTTTTCCTTTTGAAGGCAAACTAATTACCTCTGTTGGAAATTTAGGGCGTTTTTCTTCTGCCATGTTTATCTCCTTTGTATTTTTTATTGAATAGTTTTTAGTAACCTATACAATATAACCAATTATAAAACTAACTGGGGATTTAAATATCCCCAGTTTCAAATATTACTTACTGCTGAATTATGATTTTCCAACAGCGTCACGAACTCCGTACAAACCAAATGCTGCGAGTAATGTCCAAACAACTTCAGGTACTGCTTCTATAAGACCTGCTGCTTGTGCTACTCCAACAACTCCAGCGACAATTGATGTCCATACTGTCTTTGATTTCCACCAAGCTTTATCTGCTATGACTGCCATAATTAACTCCTTTTGTTATTAAAATTATTAGAATTGTAGTATTGCGTAATCGTATCTAAGTGTCAAAGTTACATCAACTGGGTCTGTTGCATTTGCCCAATCTAAATCACCAAATGTTGCGTTGGTAATCCAAGTACCTTTAAGTGTCCACTCTTCAACCTTATCACCTACTGGTCCTAAAACATTAATTGTTACATCTTTCTTATAAAAATCTGAATATCCATCTCTGCCTGTAACAGATTCATGTCCTAATCTTACCCACTCCATGACAGCTTGTGCGGCCGATGGTACAACAGGATCATAAAGAGTAACTTCAAGTTCTTCCCAAGAACCCTTACCTTTAACATATCGTTTTACGTTGATATGGTCCAACTCAATAGTTTCAAATGCTATTGTAGGTCTATTAGCTGTTTTTATAAGATAGGCGGGTACACCTTCAATATACATGATGTACCGATTTTTAGTTTTCGGTTCAAACGGTGTGAACATTATTTCTGAAGGATCTAATAGTTCTGGCATCTTTAATCTCCAATATAAGTTTTTAATTCTTCAACTATAAATATCAAAATTCTAAAAAATCACTATAATCATTTTTCATAGTTTTTTAGAAGTTTTTCATCTCTGTCATATATAAATATATCCAGCAACAAAAAACCCCTCAAAAAAGAGGGGCTTTTTATTATTTAAGTTTATATTAAACTTATGCTGGGAATGTTGCTCCTGTGGGTAGTACCACGAAGTCAAGTACAATAAACTCAGCTGTTCTTGTTGGTTGGATAAATATCTGACCAACGAGTTGATTTCTATCAACAACATCTGGAGTATTATTACTATCATCCATTACTACTTTAAAAGCGGACAAACCACTATTTGCTTGTACTGATTCTAAGAACGGATTCACAATGTTCAAGAAACGATTTCTTGTTGCTGTTGTGTTTTGTTCAAAAACCAAATATCTACTTGCAGAAGCGATAAACTTCTTCAGTTTGATTAACAATCTACGAACATTTACCCTATCAAGTGCTGATGGTCTTGCCTGTAAGGTCTTTTGACCCCACACGACCACACCTTGACCTGGGAATGAAGCGATTGGATTAACTCTTTCTTCATAGAGATCATCTCTTTCGTCATGAGTCAATCTTGTTTGTGCTTCTAATACCGTTGTTAGTCCACCACGATTCAAACCTGCTGGTGCGAACCATTCGTGTGCTACCTTATCCGTGTAAGCGATTACACCAGGTAGTACAACTGAAGGTGGGACCCAAACTGGAAGTGAAGTATTCCTATCAACAATCTTTACCCAAGGATAATAGGTTGCTGCGTAGTTAGTATCAAGTGCGGAAATTGCGTCTGTTGCACTTGCAATTGTTCCACCTTGAATACCACAATCAAATACATAAAATGCATCACCACGATCTTCCATTTTAGCTATTGCATGATTTGTAATCTTAGAATGTATTCCATGAATAATACCAGGTGTTACTAACATATTGATATCAAACTCATCCGCGTTACTGATAGCGTTAATTGCTTTCTTATAAGCTACTGAACCACCAGTTGAAGATGTTGAACAATCAAATCCTTGTGTATTTGTATTAACAATATCTGCTCCTGTGTATTTTGGAGTTGCTGGATTGGCTCCATCAAATCCACCCTGAAATGGAATAACAAACTTTCTCTGTTTAATATGAGAAAGTGTAAGTGTTACCTTTTCTGCTCCATCTGAATAAGTTGAACCAAGGGTTGATGCATCAGTATGTCCTAACATATTTTCCAAACTCATACTAACATTTGAACCATCTCCAAAAGTAGGACTATCTATATCACCAATTGGTGTTAAATATTCTTCAGCGTCTGCGTTATCGTAATCTACACCATACAAAACATTACTATCAAATTCATCTTGTGTATTTGTTTGTAATGATTTAAATGTCCATGCTGGAATTGATGAATCATCACTGCCGGCTGGATTAACAATTGCTGCATGTCCCATAGGAACAACTGTCTTTGGTGATTCTGAATTTGCTATTGCTGAAAAATCAGAAACATAAATATGTTTAGATAGATTTGGCCAATCACCATTGTAGGTTAATTTACCATTTGAGTCTATTGTTACATATCTATCACCGATTCGTCTTGCAAAGTAATTAGGACTTGTTGTTTCAAAATTCAAACCATCCCATTGTTCTAAGATATTATCTTCCGTTAATCCATTATCATCAAATCCAGTTTGTCTTAATTGAAGTGAAAATGAACCAAAATCACTACCTGCAATTGTTCCGGCTTTCTTAACATTCAAAATAACAATCTTAAATTTATTATCCACATCTGTACCATGAGAACGAGTCCTAACTTTAAAAAGACTATATCTTGCTTCATTTATCAACTGTGATTGAATGTAAGGTGTCATTGCATTTTGATATGTATCTGATAGATCATGAGTTCCTGCACTCATAGATAGTACAGTATTAGCGGATGTATATGCATTGCTACTCTGTGCATATTTAAAACTCTTATATAAATAAGCCGACACAGTATTTTGTCCAGATTTCTGTACCTGAGCATCTTTACTGAATACTTCTTCAATATAATCTGCACTTCCTGTATCAAAGGAAATTGTATATGCATACGATACTAAACTCTTTAGTCCCCAATTACTACCACTTAAAGTAAGTGAAGCAGAACTCCAATTACCACCTGCTGTTATGCTACTTCCTGATAAATCTGCAGTTCCATCTGAACCACCACGAGATGGTAATAGAATTGCTAATGTTTTCTTTGTTTTAGTTGAAGAACTAACATAAAGGGATATGAAATCTTCTGAATACCCAGCGGTATTAAGAACTCGAACTATTGTTACAGTTCCTGCACTCCTTAAATATTGTTCTACCGCGTACGGTGTGTAATAATTAGTATCTGTGGATCCAAACATTTCTTCAAACTCAGGAAAATTACTAACTACCGTTGGAACAAATGCGGGACCTTTAATGGTTGGTCCAATTATGCACGCTCCAATTGCTGCAATTCCTGCGGGAAGAAATGATAAATCACGCTCACGAGTAAATACACCCGGACTTACGATTCTTTCTGCCATTGTTTTTCTCCTATTATTATAATTAAATAACTAAATTAGTCAATATTAGACTATAAATATTTACTATTAACAATAAATATCGCGGAACTTTCTCAAACGATATATTTGTAGGAGACTATTTAAGTAGTTTCTTTAGTAGTTTCTGGTACTTCGTCTTTCGGTGTTGAAGTAAATACTCCTGTTGTTGGATCTAAATTTCCAGGACCATACTTCTTATTCAAACTTTCAACCAACTTTCGTTCAGTTTCTTGAACTTCAGAATATTCATCTTCCATCTGTTTTTCTGTAGTATCAATTGAATCAAGTTGCTGTTGAACCAACAATCTTTGAACTCTTAATTGTCCAAATTGTAGTTGTTTCTGTTGATATGAAGTTTGTAGGTCTTGTAAAGATTTCAATTCATTATCTGTGAATTTTGTCTCTTGATCTGCCATAACTTTTTCTCCTTATTATTATTTATAACCAATATATATTGTCTATTATATATATCAGTTGGTTTTGTTTAATTAACTTTTTTCTTTAGATCTTCTACTTCTTGTTTTAATTCTTTAACGGATTCTATTAATAGTGGAATGATTCGTTTATAATCAACTCCTAAATAACCACTTTTTCTCTTTACTACGATTTCAGGAAGGACTTTTTCGACTTCTTGAGCTATAACTCCAACATCGTGTCCTCTTTCTCGTGCCCAACCAGGAGATTTTTCATTCCAATCAAATTCTACACCCCTAATTTCACCTATTTTATCTAATGAACCTTTTATAACTTCTATATTATCTTTAAGTCTTACATCAGACGAGTTATATGCTACAACATCACCATCTGCTACTATATCACCACTTGCCGATATATCACCTTTACTTGCACCCGCAGAACCACTAACATATAAACTTCCAGTTACAGTTACACCCCTTTGCTGTCCTCCAATTTCTTTAACTTCAATGTATCCAGTTTCCACTCTACCAAACGAACCAGTTGAAGATGCTGAACCACTATAATGACTACCAGTTATAGCTCCTGATATATCTTTACCATCAACGATAGCGAAACTACCAGCGGGTTCAAATTGTCCTGTTACTTTTATTGCCATAATTCGTTTCTATACCGTATCTATTAATACTGTTAAGTTAGTCATTGTTAATAAATTTGTTGATCTATACACACTATAATCCTCTTGAAATCCGACTATGTTTGTAACTGTAACATCTGCTTGTTGTATTACATCAAATGGTAAATTAGTACTATTATCTTTAAATTGATATTCTGTATCATTATCTCCATATCTATTCGGTATGGCTATTATTACATATTTACTTGTAAATGTACCAACACTTAATGTTTGTCCTGTAACTGTTCCATCATCATATGAAGAGTTTGCATTGTGAGAATCCCAATCTCCTGAAGTTTCTAAAAAACTTTCATCATAAGAACTTGCCTGTGCATCATATCCCCAATAAAAATAATTTTTCTTTACGGTACTTGTTAAAGTTTTAAAAGTTGTTGAATGTGCATCTACATTTGCCAATTTACTAGCGTACACATAAAAATTTTCTGTATATCCAGCAGTATTCAAATAACTTACTGTTTCTTTTAAAGGTGTTATAGTAGTAGCATCAGTTCTATCCATAGCAACCGTTAATATGTTATTACCACTACCACATTGTACTTGATTCACATTAGTATCACCAGTTCTATGAGCAAAACATAAATAATTAGAACCACCTACAGACACAGTTAATGTTCGTGTTGTATCAATAGAAGTAGCTGTATTAGCAGCTGCTAATGTTCTTATATTAGCTTGAGTAAATCCATTATTTGCACTTAAATCACCATAAACAAATTGATTATAAAAATATATTCTTTGGTCTGTATAATCATTATCAGTATCACTTCCAGCAGATGCATACAATCTAAATCTTATATCATCAGTACTGTCTGGTGGATAAGTTATAATCATAGTATTTGTACCTGTTGTAAAACTTGAACTTAATGGATACATATCATATGAGCTACTTACCGAACCATCAACATAACCTCTAATCTGCGGAGCTCCTTCAGCACTTCCATTATAACCATCTGGAGGACCATTATTATAAGATACAGTAAAAGTAAGTGCGTCTACAGCTTTCCAAGAACCTGTACTAATGAGTACTGGTGTAGATGTATGGCTCATATCAAAATCTGCTATTGAAAATTCAAAAGTAGCGTCATAGGCTGCTGGAATAAATTTAGTTCCATTAAATTTTAATACCTGATCTCTTGAAACTCCATGAGGATCAACTTCTTTATCACTTATTGAAAATGAACTACTTACATTAAGTGAACCTGTTACTTGTAAAGTACCCGTAGTA